ATAACATCTTCCGATACGATAAAAATAGATTCTTTCATAACATCACACTTGGGAATGAAAACAGATGCTATCAAACTTTGTAATAAACAAGAATCTTACATTTACATAGAAACCCAAAAAACATCGCTATATTTGGTTTTAGGAATAATACGGGAAAAGAAAAACGGCAAAAGAAAATTTATTGCCACTGTTCCATGCCGGGGAGTCAAGAGTAACAGAATCAATAGGAGGAATAAAAATAAAAATTAGATTTTTATGAAACCTTTAAAAAGAAAAAATTACGGTAGTATTCCGCACTTATTAGGCTCAAAACTTGGAGCTACGGATAAGTATGTGCATGAAGGACAGCACCGAATAATGACAGAAAAAACCAGAGATAAACACGACTATGTTATTGTAACGGAAAAATATGATGGCAGTAATGTTGGAATAGCAAAAGTAAACGGCAAAATAATTGCTATTACTCGATCTGGTTATTTAGCAGAAACAAGCCCATATGCACAACATCATTATTTTGATGAATGGGTAAAATTACAAGGCAATAGATTTGATTTTATTGGCGAAAATGAACGCATTGCCGGAGAATGGATGATGTGTGCCCACGGGATTAAATATGATGTTTTAAACGACCCGTTTATTGCATTTGATTACTTTACTGCAAATAATGAAAGGATGCTACATGCTGACCTAATAAGCAAAACAGTAAATGCAGAAATTGAAACACCAAGGATAATTTTTCACGGACACCAAGCATTTAGATTAGATTGGGCTTTGGAGGAATTGAACGGCAACAAACACCTACATACGGTAATTGCACACGGTAAGCCAGAGGGGTTAGTTTATAGAGTTGAACGAAAAGGTAAATTTGATTATGCAGCTAAATTTGTAAGGCAAGACCATAAATGCGGAATTTACATAATTGATGTTGCAGAAGATGATTTGACATGGAATGTAAACCCCAGTGATTATTGTACCAACAGTAAGTGAATAGAGTTTATTTAATTGTTTTTAATTATATTTGCATGATGGAAGATTTAATTGATTGGTAATGACAGAAGACAAGCAGTACACCAAAGCGGAACTATTAAAAAAGCTTACTCCAAAAGAGAAAAGGTTTTGTCATGAGTATATTATTGATTGGAACGCTTCAAGATCTTCAAGAGTAGCAGGTTACAGCGAAAATACTTGTGCTGAAATAGGCTGTCAAAACTTAACAAAACTTCATATTAGGCAATACATAGACTTTATCAAGCATGACTATGAACTTGAGTCAGGCATCTCAAAGGTTCGCCAATTAAAAGAATTATCAAAACTTGCCTACGCTTCAATAGAGCTAATCCATGATGATTGGATTGATTTAAAAAGTTGGGAAGACATTAAGAAAGATAATCCTGAAATACTGGCTGCTGTTGAATCAATTGACACCAAGACTGAAGAAAGGACTATTAGCGATGATTGCGACCTTGAAACCAAGTATGTTAAGGTGAAGTTCTTTAGCAAACTACAGGCTATTGCTGAGATCAATAAAATGATGGGGTATAATGCCGCTGAAAAACATGATTTATCAAACAAGGATGGTACGCTGCAATCGACAGGACTTGAAAACAGATCATTTGAAGAGCTATACCAACTAAAGTACGGTAAAAAACCAGAATGAATTTCGATTCACTATTAAATATTGAATTATCAAAAAGAAAGTTCTGGGAATTCTGCAACACTTTAGAACCAGAATTCTACACTTTTGATAAACCACACTTAATAAAACTTTGCAACACCCTTGAAGATTTCTATTTCAGCAAATTATTGAAACCAAATGGCGATCCATATACTAAGATAATGATAAGGATTCCTCCTCAACATGGCAAGAGTAGAACACTTGTTAATTTTACAAAATGGGTTCTAGGCCTTAATGTTGATGAAAGGATAATTACCGCATCAAATACAGATTCACAAGCAACTGACTTTTCAAGGTTTACACGTGATGGGATAATGGGTGTTAAGAATATGCCGGAGCAAGTCGTTTATTCAGACATATTCCCAAGCACTAGGGTGAAACGTGGGGACTCAGCAGTACAAAAGTGGGCACTTGAAGGACAGCACTTCAACTACTTAGGCGTAGGTGTTAACGGCCTAGTCACAGGCAAAGGTGCAACGCTTAGAATAATGGACGATATTGTGAAGGGTGCAGACCAAGCACTTAGCGATACCGCAATGGATAAGTTGTGGATTTGGTTGACTGGTACATTTTCCAGTAGGAATAGTGAAAGCGAAGCAGGTGAAGTAAGAGAAATATTTTGTGCGACATTGTGGGGAGAGTTAGACCCGCAATTTAGATTAGAAGAAACGGAGGGAGATGAATGGTATGTTGTTTCAATGCCAGTTTATAATGCCGAAACTGATGAAATGTTGTGTGAAAAGATATTATCTAAAAAGGCATTCGTAAAGCTTAAGAGTAGGATGTTAGTTGATTCTCGCACTAGAATGATATTCTATGCTAATTATATGTGCGAGGCAATTGGCGACAATGAGAACAAGGCATTTCCACGCAGCGAGTGCAAAACATACAAACAAATACCTACAGAAGTAATAGATGGAAAAGAAGTTATGCAAGGATGGACGTTTGCGTTTGCTGACACGGCAGACGAGGGTACGGATAATTTCGCAATGCCAATACTACAAGTAATACCGCCGTACGTTTATTTGATTGATTCTATATTTGATCAGGAAAATTTAACAATTCAAGAATCACAAGTATTAAGTAAGTCAAAAGAGCAAACTATCAGAAAGATAGTAGTCGAAACGAACAGCTCAGGGGCTTATTTTAAGCGTAGAATAACCGAACTATTGCCGGGTGTTGAAATATACGGTCAATGGTCAAAGGCTAACAAAATGGCTAGGATACTGTCCATGTCAGGTATTATTAAATACTACTTTCGGTTCCCTGAGAATCCAAATCCAACTACTGAAAAGTTTATGAATCAAGTTTACAGGCTGCTTAAAACTTCCAAGAAGCTTGATGACGCGCCGGATAGTTTGTCAGGAGCCGCTGCACATTTGGAAAGTCATTTTGGCATGTTCAAAGAATAAATATAATAAAAAAGGATATATAATAGCATTTTGATATAACGGCACCGATCGAATAAAACAAAAAGATATATTTTAAATAAAAAACACTATATTTGAGTTTGTTTGTATTCCATTGTTTAGTTTAAATTAGTTTGGTTTGATGGAGTGGTTTATTAGCTGCTCCATTTTTTTTGATCCAAAGTGTAAAGAAATCATACAGTAGTAAATTAATTTGACAGTGTTGTAAATTTTTTATACATTTGTCTAATAATTTTACACTTATTGAATGACAAGCTTAAAGTCGTACTTCGGTTCTCAATTTAACAGATGGGGAAATAGCTTATTAGGCAACACCGCATTCAACGTCAATAAGTACGGTGGAACTCCACTTCCTTTAAATTATATTAGCGACAAGCCTAGTTGGATAAGTTTATCGACTCCGCAAGACTTCGAGAAGGCTGTCAGGTTTAATCCAGTTGTAAAATCAGCAATTAACTTACTTGCAACATCTTCTAGTAACGGCAAAAAGGTTGCAGTGGATGTCAATTCAGGGGAGATTATACCATGGACTGAAAATGATAAGGCTATTCAAAAAGCATATCAATTATTAGGTAGACGACCAAACCCAGTTCAATCAGCTAAAGAATTTGCATTTCAAGGAACTTTTTATTTAAAAACATTTGGCAATAGATACGTAAACGCTGTTTTGCCCGTGGGCATGGATAGCAAGATTGATTTACTGAACGTAGAGGCACTGTATAACCTGCCTAGTCAATTTATGGACGTAAGGCGAACAGGTAAGATTTACAACCAAACGGACATTAAAGGAATCATAAGTAGATACGCAAGAACAAACGTGAATCCGATAGAGTATTTTGAACCTGAATGGATATTGCATTTCAATGAGGTTAATATTTCGAGTGAAGAACCTACGATAATGGGTATTTCTAAGCTTGAAGTGCTAAAGATGCCAATAAGTAACACGCAAAAGGCATTTGAGGCAATGAATACTATACTTTCTAGTCGTGGAATGCAAGGTATTATTTCGCCAAAGAAAACTGATGGAATGGGTGCTTCAGTACCACTTCAATCTGGCGAGAAAAAAGAGATAGACGATGCGTTCAAAATTGATTATGGTTTATTGAACGGTCAAAACCCATTCATGCTTACTCCTATCGCCTTGGATTACATTAAAACAATAATGAATTCTAAGGAGTTGGGTATTTATGAGGAGTTTTCAAATAATGCTATTCTAATAGGTAATGAGTTCGGCGTACCTCCTGAATTGATTAAAACTTATATTGCCGGAGCTACTTATGAGAATCAAGTACAATCTGTAAGGCGACTTTATCAAGATACTACTATTCCAATGGTAGCCGATGAAGACTTATATTGGTCCGACCGATTAAATACTTACGAATATGGGTTTGAGATTCAAACAAGGTGGGATCATATACCGGCACTAAGCAATAATAAGAAAGAACAGGCATTGTCATTGAACTTGAATAGTAGAACAGCTGAATCTGCATATAACAACAATGTGATAACTCTTAATGCTTATCTATTGTTAATTGAGCAGCCAATAGTTGACGGTGGTGATGTTTATAAATTCGAATGGGACAAGAAAAACGGAAGCAATGGAGAAAATTAAAAGCAAAAAGCCAAAGTTCGATAAAAAGGAAATCGAAAAGCTTAGGGAGATGAAGCAGAAGAAAGTTGATAATAAGGAAATTATTTTAAAATAATAATAATGAGAGTCGTTATTCCAGGATTTAGCACAAAGGCTGAATTATTTGCACATTTAAAAGCAAATAAGAAAAGCTTATTGGCTCAAAAATGCTCAACACCGATCAAGACTGATGTTTTTGATTATGGATGTTTAGGTATAAAAGCAAAGGATATATCAATAATAGGTAAGGCTGTAACCAAGTCAGTTTCAAAGGCTGAAAATTTAGGAGATAATGAATTGCAGGTTGATGCCATCGCTAATATGGCTGGATGGTGTGATAGCTACATGGATGTTTTGATTCCTGACTGTTGGGCTGAAACCATTAAGGAAAAAGGAGCCAGCAATAAACAGTTAATTTATCATCTAAAAAACCATAATTACTCAACAGACGCAATCATAGGCGGAAATGTTAAGATGCGTTCAGAGTGGCTTGATTTATCAATATTCAACTTAGAATCAGATTTAACACAAGGGCAGTCATTAATAGGCAGCTCTATTGTAAAAGCATCTTATGATAAAAAATGCTTCAATCTATATTCAGATGATGAAATAAAACAACACAGTATAGGACTAAGGTATATTCGTCTTTACATGTGCGTTAACTCAACCGACGAAGATTATGTCGTTGAAAAAGAGAATTGGGATAAGTATTATAAGTTCGTTATCAATAAAGAAAAGGTAGACAACAAGTCTTACTTTTGGGCGGTTACTGAAATTAAATTACTTGAATATTCAGCCGTATTATTTGGTGCGAATGAATTAACCCCAACACTAGAAACAGAAGAAAAAAAGAAAGAAGTCGTCGATGACACTTCGAAACATACTGAGCCGCTAGAAAGCACTCAATTCGTTGAAGAGATTAAAAATTATAAATTTATTTAAAATGACAGAAGAAGAAAAAAAAGCAATGCTTGAATCTGTTAAAGAACAGAACAAAGAGCAAATTGACGGCTTCAAACAGGAGTTCAAGTCCCTGTCTGACGAAGCACGTAAGGGATTAGTTACAGAGGAAGAGTATAAGCAGAAATTTAGTGAGATTGCTGCTAAACTTGAAAAGTTCGATGCTGAGAAATTCGAGGCATTTAAAGGTTCAATGGAAAAACTCGAAACTGCATTAAAAGAGCAGGGTTTGAAACTCAAAAACATGGGTGAGAATGCAGGTTCAAAAGCATCTACCGGACTGAGAAAAGAGATTGAAGAAATCCAGAAGTCAGACGACTATAAGGAGTTTGTTGATTCTAATGGTAAGAAAAAAGCTTCTTTCAATCTTAAAACTGTTGACATTACGAGTGATTACACCGGGACTTCATTGGTTCACATAACTACAAGAGACCCAAAAGTAGTAGATCACCCACAAGTTACGAGATTAAACATCCGCGACTTGCTTACTGTAATGCCTACTGATTTACCATATCTAGCATTTACAGAGGTTTACGATTGGGACAGAGCAGTTGGTGTTAATACTGAAAATGGTCAATTAGCTGAAAGTGCTTTCAAAGTTCGCGAATCGACAGTTGACGCTAAAAGAATTGGAACATTTGTTACCATTTCGAAACGAATGATTAAATCTGCAAAATGGGTATTGAATCACTTAATGCAGCGATTGCCAGCTCAGGTAAAATATTATGAAGACTTTCAATTGCTTTGGGGAGATGGAACAGGTAATAATGTAACTGGTATTTTTAAAGTAGCAGATGATTTTGCAACTGTTATTAATTCAGCGATTTCAGGCGCAGCGGGTTCAGTAACTTCTATTGCCGCATACGATGGTACCAATAAAACGCTTGTTACGCTAACTGACAATCAGTTATTAAATAACGGTGATACTATTACATTTGCCAATACAACCGGAACAACTTATGACGGTGCGCATGTTGCCAAAGTGATTAGCCCAACTCAATTTATAATTGAACAAGACTATACGGCTGATGGAAATGTTCTTGCAAACTGGACGTTCGTAGTTAATAGTCCGTTTAAGCTCGCAATTGATGCGGCGCAGCAAATTGATGTACTTAAAGTTGCTAAAACATTAGTTACACAACAAGAGTACACCGCGAACGGTATAGTATTGAATCCAGTTGATGCAACATTGATTGAGACACTGAAAGACACTACTGAGCAATATTTGGATGTTAATCGTCTTGAAAATGGCATTTTGACTATTTCGGGCATCCCAGTTGTTGAAACTACCGCAATGCCGGCAGGTAATTTCGCAGTAGGCGATTGGGCGATGGCTGCCGCTCTTCTTGAGTTTTCTTCTCTTGTGCTTGAATTCTCAGAATCTACTGACGAAAAACTAAAAAATCAGGTTGTTGCAATTATACAAGAAGAGGTATTGTTCCCAATTTATAACAAGTATATGTTTGTTGTTGGTGATTTTACAACTGCAATAGCTGCGATTCTTAAACCTGCTGAAATTTAAAATAAGTATCATGAAAAATTTATTAGTTATATTATTTATGCTGGTTTCTTTTGGCGCAATGTCTCAGGCAACCAATGATTACACCGCCTTTTTTTCTGATTCTACCGTGAATTCGGAAACGGTGGTTATCGCAATCGATGATCCAGCTCCAATAAAGAGAAATCATGCAATAACCATGACTATTGTTCCAGTAAATACTTCTGGAACTGCCACCGTGAACTGCATGCCTCAAGGATCATTCGATGGAACTGTATTTTTTGATTTACAAGCAAATCCTGACACAATAAATCTTGCAGGGACTGTAGCTAAAGTTAAATATGAATACGCAGATGCTAATTGGCGCTATTACCAATGCAGTCTTATCAGTACGGGGACTGGGGTTACTGATATTACCGGAGATTTAGGATTGAAAAAGAAATACTAATGGCAACATTAATATTTGAAGGAGGTATCGGACATTTGCGTGGTATAGCAAAAGCTGAAGGAGGCAGAGCTAGAAAATACGGAATTAAAATATCGCTAGAAAAAGATAAGACTCAGGAGGTTGAAAAATCTCCTGAGTTAACTGCAAAACAAGTTGCAGAGCTAATTGTCAAATGTGAAACGATAGAAGATTTGAAAGAATACGAATCGGACACAAGGCAAGTAGCAAAAGCAGCTTACAATAAAAAGTTAAAAGAACTTTAATAATGAGTTTTATAGACGGTTCATATTTCACAGGTAAGATTTTAATTCCAAATATCGAGTATGGTGCAGTATCGCCGAACTTGTATAGCCCTGATATAATTCAGGCTATTAACGAGTACGAAGATGAAGTATTAGACCTACTGTTAGGTTATACTTTAAAGAATGCATTAAATGATGATTTGGACGTAAACGGCGACCCACAGACAGCAAGATTTATTGCCTTGGTTGACGGATCAGAATTTCAACACACGTATGGGAACATTACGCAAACATTGAAATGGAACGGCTTTAGAAATAGCCAAAAGATTTCATTTTGCTCTTATTACACATACTACAGATACGTTGAAAGAAACGCAACTAAAATGTCAGGGGTTGGCAATACCGACTTAAAAGCTGAGAACGCTGAGAAAGTCTCACCTATCCGAAAAATGACCGATGCATGGTATTTAATGCGGAAACTATACGGAATTATACCACCTTACACAAGATGGGAAGATTCAGTATTAGGAAGTGACTTACCATGTACTTTTAATAATTTATCAAGTGCTTATAACTTTCTCTATGCAAATAAAGAAACTTATCCAGAGTGGATTTTTACACCCATAAAGGGAGTTAATATTTTTGGATTATGACAGATTTTCGTTTTTTCCCGCGTGTTTTTGGTGATGTCATGACGGCTGTTAGGGCTGTTTATGATGAAACTAATAACGTTAAGCCTGTTTATGAATTTGGTACATACCTTGAACTAACTAAGGTTCATAACCTAAAAGACCAGAATCATTTGACAAAATACCCTTTAGTTTGGTTAGTATGGGAGGCAAACGAGAATACAGAGAATTGGGGGACTGCTACATCTACTTATGGTGTCGCCCCAAGGATATTTATTTGCACGAATACAAATAGCGATTATAGAAGCGAGCAAAGATACACAGAGAGCTTTGAGGCAGTTCTTTATCCTATTTGGGAGTTAATAAAAAGAAAGATAGATGATAATGTTAATTTGGGTTCATTTAATGAATTCACAAAAAACGATCATTTATACTGGGGAGAATCCATTGGTATATCGAAAGACAAAAATAAACTTTTCGATACGCTAGATGCGATTGAGATAAAATTTAATGAGTTAAACGTATTTAAAAAATGTTGATATGCAAGGATGTACAGTTTTAAACGCAGGAGGTGCTAATTCGGATTGTGCTGCTCTTATTGGAGCAATGAAAGCACCATTGATTACACTTCCAGACGTTGAATGGGACAGTCGCTCAGATTTCCAAAATACGGAAACAATGAGGGCTAAGATTCAGGAAGATTTGGGGGTATATATTACCCGTAAAATTTCCGGTGCTGATATTACCCAACCAGAAGCGAGAAATGAAACTACTGGTTTTGGGGCGCAAATTACAACTGGAGTTACACCGGGCTCTGTTATCGTTTATTTAGAGTCAAATTCATGTGACTTTAACGAAATGATGTCAGCCTATAATGGTGGCACTTTCAGGATTGTTAGTTTTGATGAAGACAATATGCTGAATGGACATTTGAAGTCTAACGGCAAAATTACCGGATTCGAGGCTCAAATTTATGCAATACCTATTTCGGTAGGTGCAGTTGATAATCAGGTCCAGCAATGGAGATTGTTAATTAATTGGAAAGATGCTGAACAATTTAGGAGCCGTGCTCGCGTTGCTTCTCCTAAATCACTTGAAGGATTATTAGAATGGATGCCAAGTGGAATTTATGCAGATGTAAACACTGTATATAATACTACTTCAGGAATTCAAGTAATTAATGCTTTCAAACGTTGCGATTTTGCAACAATTGAAACAGAAGTCTTGACAGGAGAAGTCATAGACAATGGGACAGCATTGTCCCCAACTGCAGTACCTACATCAAATGCAGATGGTACATACGATGTTCTAGTGCAAAAGGGCGCAGTACCTGGGAATTTAGCCAATGGAGACTATTTAATTTATCGTGTGGTGAAGAAAACCGGAGATATTTACGATAAGATTTCAAACAGAATTGTAGTAAATCCTAACGCTTAATATCATGGCAGAAAAGAAGGTTGAAAAGAAGGCTGAAACAAAAAAGAAGCTAGATGCTTCAAAAACTGGATTTGATAAAAAGCTCGGGAAACTACCTTTCGAAACGTTTGAAAAATGGTTTGACGGCCGATATGAAGGGGATGCGAAGAAAGTTCATGCGGAATTGAGTAAAGCGAAATAACTAAAGGGTTGCTATTCGCAGCCCTTTTTTGTCATGATAGTAGATCAGAAAAATAGCGTAGTATTAAAGCAGTTTAAGAATGCAAAAAAAATAAACAGGGATAAAATTGCCTCGGTTTCATTATTGAAAAATAAGAATCTTGTTTTAGATTTAAACAGGAACCAAATGAGACTAGGAATAAACGCTATCGGAAATCTATTTAGTCAGTATTCAATACCGTATTGGGAATTTAAAAGAACGCTTCCCACGTATAAGGCACCTGATGGAATTGCCGATCTATATTTAAGGGGTCATTTTCAAACCAATATGAATTTAACCGTGAGCAACGATTCTTACGATATTGATTCAAATGTGCCTTATGCTGATAGATTAAAGCGAAGATACAATCCATTCGGACTGAGTGGAAAGTATCATGATGCGGCAGAAACTAAAATAACAGTAGATTACAACAGCTTATTTCATAAAGAATTGAATAAATAATGTTTCATACAATTTACACTATATCGATAGGCCGCTACATGGATATGTCAGAAAGCGACAATTCTAAGTTAATGCTTCGTTATTCTTTGCCTGTATCAAAAAAGAAACTAAATGATAAGCGTTCAAAATTAAACATAGCATTCAATAAATTAATCAATAAAAATGAAGTAGTAAAAATGTTTGAGATAGGCGTTCATAGAATGTCAATGTTAGTTAGAATTGAGCAAGTGATCCCATCATTGTACAACGCACTTTCGATGGAATATACAACAACTGGAAAAATAACAGAAGATGAAGAATTATTATTTGCTTACAAAGAATTATGTGGTAGGGAATTGAAAACAAAAGAAGACATTGAGTATCTGAAGGAAAAACAAAAAAGATTATTAGAGAAATACGAAGAGTTATACCCTGAATCACAAAAGAAAGAAGAAATAAGCCTTACTAAAATAGTTCATTTAATTGAAGAAAATAGTCCACATCCAATAGATAGGAATTGCAAATTGTACGAATTAGCCGGATATATTGAGAGGGCAAAAGAAAGGAAATTGAAAGATGGCAGAAATTAAGGATTTTCTATCAACTGAAGCGATAAAGCAACAGGATGATTATATTAAAAAATTAGGAATTATTAAACAAGGCTACACGGATGCTGCAAAACAGTCCTTAGCATTACTTACTAATATCGAGAAAATTTCAGTCACTTCAAAAAATACAGATGAAGTACAAAAGCGAATAAATGAGAATACAACTAAGGCAACCAAAATAAACAAGGATCTTAAAAATATTGAAATTGAACGTGAAAAAGTTCAAAAGCAATTAACTACTATTCTTTCTAAAAATCTAATAGCTCAGGAAAAATCAACAAAAATATTACAGAAAGGAAGGGTAGCACTCCAAGAAAAAAACAAGGAAACAAAACGAGAGGCATTATTAGCAAGGGCGCAGGAAGGTTCTTATAATAAGATTAATATTGCCTTACTTCAAAATATTGATAAGTGGAAAAAGCTAACTGTTCAACAAAGGGAAAATTCTAGAGAAGGTAAACTTCTAACGAGAACAATTCAGCAACAAGATGCACAATTAAAGAAACTTGATAGCACTATTGGACGTTCACAGCGACATGTGGGTAATTACGGAAAAGCTTTAGGTGGTGTAGCAAGGAATCTATTAGGAGCATTTGGAGTTGTCGGAGGTGTTGCCATGTTTGCCAGGGTAATGAGAGATGCTTTCGGAACAATTCGAAGTTTCACAAAAGAAAATGCAGTATTAGCCGGAGTTTTAGGAAAAACAAGAGAAGAAGTAGAAGATTTAACAGAAAAAGCAGTACAGTTAGGATCAGTTTATCCGGTGACAGCATCTGAAGTTGTAAAATTACAAGTTTCTTTTGCTCGTCTAGGTTTTACTATGGCTGAGATTCAAAACCTAACGGAAGCCACTATTCAAGGTTCAATAGCATTAAACGCTGGATTAGATGAAACTGCTACATTAGTGGGGGCGGTTGTAAAGGCATATTCTAGTTTAGGTACAGCAGATGCCGGAAAAATAATTGACCAGTTGACGTTATCAACTCAGCGAAGTTCGTTAAGTTTTGCGAGTTTAGAAACAGCACTTCCAAAAGTTGCAGGGGCTGCAAATGCTTTAAATGAATCACTAGCGGGTACTTTGTCGAAATTGGCAATAGCGCAGGATGCTACTCTGGACGCTTCTATTGCTGGTACTTCATTGAGGAATGTTTATTTGGAAATTACAAAACAGGGATTAACTTACGATGAAGCATTAGACAAAATTCAGAATAGTTCTAATAGACTAGCTACGGCATTCGATCTGTTTGGTAAACGTGGGGCAATTGTAGCTTTAGCACTTGCAGACAATAGGGAGAAAGCAGAAGAGTTAAGAATTGAGTTTAGAGATACAGGAGATGTAGCTGAGAGGGTTGCAAAAATTCAAATGGCAACTCTTGACGGTGCAATTAAAGGACTTGGGTCTAGTTGGGAAAAGCTGGTATTGTCATTTAGGGAAAGTGAGGGTGTGTTTAGTGATGTCACAAACCATATAGCGAAAAGGTTCGATACTATGTCTAGTAATTATACAAGTACGTGGCAAAAAATAATAGGCGTTACCGGTATAGGTGTGAATAAGGCTACGGATCAAATAAACAAATATAGTACGGCAATATCAGAAATTAATAATGCTTCAAACAGATTAGAACTACAAGAAGCTATATCTAAAAATTCAGGATTGCTGAAAGAGAATGATGATTTTCAGAGGGATTTTGTAAAAGCGACAAGAGCTAGATTTGAGAGTCTCAAAAAAACAGAACAAGACGAAGCAAAAAGAAAGAAATTAG